AAAATGTGGAGTCAGTTCAGGGACGACGTGTTTCATACAGAAGAAATGCAAATCATTGACACGATCAAACTTGAGATATTGATGAATCGCATACTCAAGTCACAACAAGAGAATCAAACAGAGATCGCTGCTAATGAAAGAATTGTGCGAAACGAGAAGGCGAGAGATCCTGATCAGAGAGATGTGGATCTAATAATGAATTTGGAGCGTCAGGTTGCTGTTCTAAGAGCCTCGCAAGAAACCTTGAGTAAAGACTACAAAGATCTTCAGGCTCGCAAGGCGACGATGCTGAAGGACTTGAAAGGCACAAGGGAGCAGAGAATCAAGGCGATTGAAGACTCAAAAGAAACTTTTGCATCTTTGGTTAAGCAAATAGCAACAGATCCTGAGTTCAGAAAGAACATCGGGATAGAAATGGAGAAAATGAGGCTGGCGGCGGAAAAAGAGAAAGAACGACTTTCTGAATACCATACTTATGAGGACGATACTGTAGATCAGCCATTCTTGACACCAGAAACATTAATCAATACAGAGGAATACAAATGAAGGCAATTATATTTGGGATAACTGGACAAGATGGAAGCTATCTGGCAGAGACTCTTCTAGATAAGGGTTACGAGGTAGTTGGAATCACTCGAAGAACCAGTACGCCCAATACAATAAATATTAATCATATCCTGCAAAAAATCACTCTCGTAGAGGGTGATATAACTGATAGCTTTAGTGTGAACAGTATCATCTCACAACATAAAGCAGACGAGATCTACAATCTAGCAGCTCAGTCGCATGTCGCAACAAGTTTTGATCAACCAAATTTGACCACGGATATAACTTACTCTGGGGTGTTAAACATTCTTGAAGCGATAAGATATTCTGAACGTAAGGGTGAAATGAGGTTTTATCAGGCAAGTAGTAGCGAAATGTTTGGTAAAAACTATACCGAGAAAAAGGTTCCTACATTGGCGCTTGAAAATGTTCTTGGTACCATCACGACAGACGAGAAGTATTCTGACTCAATGTGCGATCTACACAAATATCAAGATGAAGATACGCCATTTATGCCGCAGAGTCCTTACGCGATAGCAAAGCTAGCGGCACATCATCTAGTAAGAAATTATAGGGAAAGCTATGGAATACACGCTAGTTGCGGCATTTTATTCAATCATGAAAGCGAAAGGCGTGGAGAAAAGTTTGTAACCAGAAAGATTACCAAGTGGATTGGGGAATTTGAAAACTGGCGCGGCGACGATATCGTTTTTGCAGACGAAGAACTCTATATTTATGACCAAGACACTGATGAAAAAATTTCATTTCCAAAGCTAAGGCTTGGCAATTTAGATGCAAAAAGAGACTGGGGACATGCGGAGGATTATGTAAACGCCATGTGGCTCATGCTACAGCAGGAAAACCCAGACGACTACGTTATCGGCACGGGCGAGACGCATAGTATCCGAGAGTTTCTAGATGTTGCATTTCGCAGGATTGGTATTGATGGCTGGAGTAATTATGTTGTTGTAGATCCAAAATTTTATCGCCCAGCAGAGGTGGATTATCTTTTAGGAATACCTAAAAAAGCAGAAAAGCAGCTAGGCTGGAAAAGAAACATAACTTTTGAAAAATTAGCAGAAAGAATGGTAGATTACGATGTCGAAAAGGCGAGACTACAACGATCCTGTATACAAGGAGTTTAGACTTAAAGTCTTAAAAAGAGACAAGTTTACATGTCAAATGTGTAAAAAGAGCGGGAAGAGTGCCAGATTAAATGTTCACCACATAATTAAGTGGTCATCTGCGGCCAGCCTAAGATACGATACAGACAATGGGATAACTCTTTGTAATTACTGCCATAAGTCTGTAACTGGAAAAGAACAGCATTACGTTTCATATTTTACAGAACTATTAAGAAAGAAGAGGTAACTATGTTTGGAAATGGAGTTTTTAAAGGTGGCGATTCAGAATTAGATTATGTACCAGAAGATCCCAATAAACCAGCGGATGAAAAACAAGAAGCTGTCCCGATTCCTATCGTTTCGCCTGTTTTTGATTTTGAGTCAGATGGTAGCGTAGAAGAATTCATATCTGCTTGCAAGAGACTAATCGAACAAGAAATTAGTTCTGGTAAAACAGTGACCCTAAAAGGATGCCCGTCTTCCGAGGTGGACGTTATCGGTTCGTCATTCAGAGGGCAGCACTACAAGCCTGTATATGTTGACGGTGATCTTAGGTACCCTAGATGAAAAAAAATATACCTAAATATAAAGTAATCAAGGATACAAGAGAGCAAGACGGATGGTTTTTTTCTCCTTACGATAAGTGCTCTGGTATGGAGGTATCTACTCTTCATACCGGAGATTATACTATGGAAGGTTTTGAAGATGTAGTATGCATAGAGAGAAAGGCTTCTGTGTCCGAGATCGCTATGAATTTAGGAAAAAAGAAAGACGCTTTCTATAGAGAGATAGAAAGGATGCGAGATTTTCATTTTAGATATCTTCTTCTCGAATTCTCCGCTTCCGATATTTTAAATTATCCTATGAGTCTATTGTCAGAAGATGACAAAGCGGTATACGAAGCTTATCAGGCCGGTGAGTGCGAACTGCCAGATTTTAAAAGGTTTAAGGTAGTAGAACAAACTAAGATAAGTGGAAGATATTTACTTAAAGCACTTATGGAAATATCAATACGCTACGATGTAAATGTTATGTTTTGTGATAATAAGCATAATGCATTTATGATCTGTAACAGCATATTTAAGAGACTGAATGAACTTTTTCACAAGGAAGAATAATGTCTAACACTAGAGATACCATTGGGGAAATCCATAATTATGGAATTGATGTAAAAAATAGAGAGATATACATCAATGAATATGATGACTCCGGTGAGACTGGTGGTGTAGACCATAGGATGTTTCAAAACTTTATCAAGAATATAAATTTTCTAAAACTACAGAGCAAAGATCCAATTACTATCCACATGCAAACGGTTGGAGGTTGCTGGTATGCCGGGATGGGTATATATGACGCGATCAAGAACTGTAAGTGTAAAACGGTTTTTGTTGGCTATGGCCAGTTGTGCTCTATGGGTACTGTGATTATACAGTCGGCAGCAAAAAGGCTGATGACTGAAAACTCTATATTTATGTGTCATTTTGGAAGTACTGATTTGTCTGGTGACTATTTAAGCTCACAAAATTATGCAGCGGTAGACAAAAGGAATTGCGAAACCATGCTATCAATTTATGCAGACAGATGTCATTCTACTGGCGAGTTCTTTAAGAGTTCAGAATACTCATTATCAAAAACAAAATCATATATAAAAAGGAAACTACATAACGGAGATTGGTATATGGACTGCGAAGAGGCTATATACTATGGCTTTGTGGACGGAATATATAATGGATAAATCTCAACAATACGTAAAACAATTAGAAGATGCTTGGCTAGGGATAGATGTAGACGAATCTTCATTATTCAATCCTATGGATTTTGTAATGCAGGACTCAGATAATGAAGCTTTGATAAAAAGACTGTCATGGCTAATGATGCGACCAGAATATTTTTCGTTTGCCTGTAAGTATATAATGAACATAGAACTTTCCCCGTTTCAGGGACTGCTTTTGAATGAAATGTGGAATAGAAAGTTTCCAATGCTTGTCGGTAGTCGCGGTATGGGTAAATCATTTATCCTTTCTGTATACCCCCTGTTACGCGCCTTGTTTATGCCAAGAAGAAAGATAATAATAGTTGGTGCCGCTTTTAGGCAGTCTAAGGTTTTGTTTGAGTATATGGATACAATCTGGAAAAATGCCCCAATATTGAGAGATTTGTGCTCTAACAATAGCGGGCCAAGACGAGATGTTGATAGATGTGTTATGCATATAGGTCAAAGCACTATTACATGCCTACCTCTGGGCGACGGTAGCAAAATTAGAGGTCAAAGAGCTAACGATATTATTGCCGACGAATTCGCGTCTATTCCTCGTGACATTTTTGAGAATGTTGTTGCTGGTTTCGCTGCGGTTGCCTCATCCCCGATTGAAAAAGTTAAGCAGGCAGCCAAGGAAAAGAAAGCTAAAGAGCTTGGTATACCGATTTCTGATGAAAAAGAAAATGATAACCCAGTAGATATGTCAAACCAAATCATTCTTTCTGGGACAGCATATTATGATTTTAATCATTTTGCGGAATACTTTAAGAGATATCATAAAATAGTTTCTAGTGGTGGAAACATAGCAAAGCTAGAAGAAGTGTTTGGTGGAAGTGTTCCACCCGGATTTAATCATAGAAACTATTCCGTCACTAGAATACCAGTAGACAAATTACCAGAAGGATTCATGGATTCTGGTCAAATAGGACGGGCTAAGGCAACTGTTCACTCTGGAATTTATCAGATGGAATATGGTGCTGTTTTTACTACAGATAGCCAAGGGTTCTTCAAAAGAAGCCTAATAGAAAACTGCACCGTGTCTCCAACAAATCCGGCATCTTTACCGTCTGGAGATATTTGCTTTGAAGCCTCGCTCAAAGGAGAACAGAATAAAAGATATGTTTTTGGTGTCGATCCAGCTTCTGAGGTTGATAACTTTAGTATAGTTGTTATGGAAGTAAATAGTGATCACAGAAGAGTTGTTCACTGTTGGACCACTACTAGAAAATCGCACAAAGAGCTTCTCAAGTCCAAGATAGTAGACGAAGACGACTTTTACTCTTATTGTGCAAAAAAGATAAGACAGCTAATGAAAGTCTTTCCTTGTGATGAAGTAGCTATGGATGCTCAGGGCGGCGGTATTGCCGTTATGGAGGCTCTTCACGACAGGGATAAAATCGGTGATGGCGAAGTTCCTATTTGGCCCGTCATAGAGGATAAGCCAAAAGATACAGACGATAATTCCGGCCTACATATATTGCGCATGTGTCAGTTTGCAAGGTATGAATGGCTAGCAGAAGCTAATCATGGATTAAGAAAAGACTTAGAAGATAAGACTGTTTTGTTTCCATATTTTGACTCGGCTAGCCTTGGTTTAGCTCTTGAAGTTGATAAATCTTTGGGTAGAAAATACGATACGCTTGAAGACTGCGTTATGGAGATAGAAGAACTTAAAGACGAGCTTTCTATGATTGTTATGACTCAAACTGGAACCGGTAGAGAGAGGTGGGACACACCAGAAGTTAAGACCGGTGCTGGCAGAAAAAGTAGACTGAGGAAGGATAGATACTCGGCGCTAATCATGGCGAACATGTCTGCTAGAAACTTCAAAATCAAGCAAGAACTTGAAATAGTTTCTGGCGGATTCGCCGGTCAGAATTCTTCTAGATTTGATAGTGGTGGCAAGATGTTCAATGGACCTTCTTGGTTTTCAGAAAAAATCCAAGATGTATATTAATTTGTGTATAGTTGTATTAACAGTACAATTGCCAATACTATTAAAGGAAATCAAATGTCAGAAGACCTATATCTAACTTGGGATAGCGACAACCAAAGAGAACAGGTATATAGATCCACAGTAGATAACATAGAGGCTTATGATGGAATTCAGAAGTCTCAAGCTCATTATAATGGTAAAACGACCTTTTTAGATATAGAGCCTAACAGATCTGTAAGACCTTCTTTCAACAGAAGCGATTATGACACCTTTAGACCCGGAGAATCTGTAGGAACTAGACAGAAAAAACTTATTGCACAATGTATGCAGGCTTATTCTAGGGTTGGTATCATTAGGAATGTTATTGATCTAATGAGTGATTTCGCGACTCAGGGTCTTGTATTAGTGCATCCAAACAAGAGTATTGAAAGATTCTATAGAAAATGGTGGATGGAAATAAATGGTAATGATAGATCAGAAAGATTTCTCAACTACCTCTATAGAACAGGTAATGTTGTAGTAAGAAGAAGTACTGCTAAGATAAGCAAGAAGGAAGAGAAAAATCTAAAGAGTATGGCTGCCGATACCAAGGTATCAGATGTGGATTTTTCAAAAAGAGAAATTCCTTGGATGTATGATTTTATTAATCCTCTATCTGTAGATATTAAGAATTTCAATTCTACAATTAGCAATACTCCAGAATATGTATTAAAACTATCCAACACTTCTTATAATTCTCTTCTTTCTAACTACAATGCTTCAAACAAGAAAACTCTTCCAGACGATCTTTTAAAAAGATTAAGAAATGGGGAAAGAACTATACCTCTCCCGCCAGACAGGGTTGACTTCTATTTTTATAAAAAGGATGACTGGAATCTATGGGCAGACCCAATGATTGGCTCAATCCTTGATGACATTATTATGCTAGAAAAAATGAAGCTGGCAGATATTGCAGCATTAGATGGTGCTATATCTAATGTTAGATTGTGGACTATTGGCGACTTAGACCACAAGATTATACCGACTAAAAAAGTTATAAACAAACTCAGGGATATTCTTGCCAGTAATGTTGGTGGCGGAACTATGGATATGGTCTGGGGTCCAGAGCTTAAATTTACTGAGAGTCAGTCTCAGGTTTACAGATTCTTAGGTTCTGAGAAATATCAACCTGTATTGACAAGTATTTATGCTGGACTTGGTATTCCTCCAACACTTACGGGAGCTAGCTCTGGTGGTGGATATACCAATAACTATGTATCTCTAAAAACATTGATCGAGAGACTAGAGTACGGTCGAGAAGTCTTAGCTGCCTTTTGGAGAAAAGAAATCAAAATTGTTCAGAAAGCTATGGGTTTTAGATTTCCGGCAGAATTACATTTTGACTCCATTGTTTTATCTGACGAAGCTGCACAGAAGAAGCTGCTCATGGATCTTGCCGATAGAGATATTATATCTCAAGAAACGCTTCTGGAAAGATTTAGAGAGATTCCTTCTATAGAAAAGGTTAGAGTAAAGAGAGAGGTCAAAGAGCGAGATACCGATAATGCTATACCTAAAAAGGCTGGACCATATCATAATCCTCAACACAAAGATGATGTAGCTAAGATCGCCCTAACAAAGGACACTATAGATACTGAAACGTATCTTACAGGTCTTGGGCTTCCTCCTTCTACTTCTGCTCCAGAACTGGAGCCGAATAAGCCAAACGTACCCAGTCAGGAAGAATTTTCTCCAAACATGGATAATGGAAGACCTAAATTTTCCAGAGATACAACAAAGAGAAAAGAAAAAAGGGTTCTACCTAAAAGCTCTGACACCACTCTGGCAACTCTATGGGCGCTAAAGGCTCAAGAAGAGATATCAGAAATTCTTTCTCCGGTAGCGCTTGCGGCTTTTGATAAAAAGAATTTAAGAAGCCTGAGTAAAAACGAGACAGATCAACTAGAACATTTAAAGCTTTGTATACTTACGGGTTTAAAGCCTTTCATGCACATAGACGAGTCTGTAGTTAAATCGCTTTTGGATACCCAGATTAATCCACCAAGAGTTTTCTCTGAGATGTCTAATGCGAAAATAGAAGACTTCACATCTGTTAATAATAGGAAGCCTAATGCCTCTGAATTAAAGTATATTTACTCATCATCCTTTGCAGAGATGGTCGAATTAGAGCAATAAAATCCTATTTTTTTTAATTTTGTGTATTACTGTCTGGAGGGTAATATGAATATATACGAATATGAAAAACAAGACGGTCTAGAGTCTCTGATAAAAAATAATACGGTCAACTATTGCGCCATAGCAAAGGTCGTTGATTCTTTGCCAGAATCTGATGCTGTATGTATTGTAGACAACATTCCTGTCGGTGTAACAAAGGCGGAAAACAAAGATCAAATAGACTTATTTCATCTAAGCTCTATTCTTGTCTCTACTGGATGGAACAAGAACGACGATGTTTTTGATCCTAATGAAACTTGGGCTGCTAGAAGTACTCCAGAAGACAAGCCATTTAACTATATGCATGACGAGATGGATATAATTGGCCATATTACAGCTAATAGAGTTGTTGATTTTGACGGAAACCCTATTGACGAAAGTATAGAAAATCCTCCCAAAGAATTCAACATTATAACCAATGCGGTTATTTATAAATCTTGGAGCGATATAGAGCAAAGAGAAAGAGTTAACACTTTAATAGATGAAATCCAAGAAGGAAAGTGGTTTGTGTCTATGGAGTGTCTTTTTCCTAATTTTGATTACGCTCTTATTGATTCGCAAGGCGATACTAAAATAATTGAAAGAAGCGAGGCTTCGGCTTTTTTAACAAAGCACTTACGGGCCTACGGAGGGAGCGGACTTTACGAAGACTATAAGGTAGGAAGGCTTTTGAGAAACATTTCATTTTCTGGTAAGGGTCTAGTATCAAAGCCCGCTAATCCTCGTAGTGTCATTTTGGAAGGAAATAAATCTTTTGATGAATCTAATTCACAAATTTTAACTGTATCTTCAATTAAGGAGAAAACTATGTCAGATAGTAATGATACCAAGGTTGCTAACTTGCAGTCTGCTTTAGATCAAGCAATTGCAGAAAACAAGCAGCTATTGGAAAAAATTGCTGCCGAAAAGGAGAATGACTACGAGGCAAAGCTTCAAGGTCTTGAAACTGTTTTGGCAGAAAAGAATGAAGAGATCTCTCGTATCAGTGATGAGAAAGAGTCTCTAGCTTCGTCTCTTAAAGAAGCCAATGAACTTTCTGAAGCAATGAAGAAAGAAATGGAAGAAAAAGAAGAAGCTATGAAAGAGATGAAGAAGAAGGCAATGCGTATGCAGAGAAAGGCACAGCTTGAAGAAGCTGGCCTCGATTCTGATGCCGCTACTGCCGCTGTAGAATCTTTCGATGGTATCGACGATGCTGCTTTTGATGCTGTAGTAGCTCTTTATGCTGCTAAACGGCCAGAAGTAAAAAAAGATACCCAAGAAGCAGAAGCACAAGTAGAAAGCGAAGACCTAGAAGTTGATTCCGCTGAAGCTAGCGAGGAAGTTCTTGAAACAGCTGAAACTGTTGAAGAGAGCGTTGCTAGCTACGATGATCAAGAAGATCCAGCAAAATCTCTTCGTTCGGTTGCTAGTGATGTTTTTGCTTCTGTTTTGAAGTCAACACCAAAAAACTAATTAATCAAGGAGATAAATAATGGCTCTTAAAACTGATAGAAGTACTCTTCAAACTGACATTTCATTCTTTATGAATGAAGCGGCTACTAGGGGTGGCGTTGCCTGTCTCAGCACTGGTGGTTCGGGAGCAGCTATGGATCAAGGCGAAGCTTTGGTCACATACGCAGCACTTCCTTCTGGAAAAGTTCCTGTAGGTTTGTTGCTAAATGATATGGTTGATATTGACCTAACTCGTCAACACCTCAACCAACACAAAGACGAAGTTCAGAAGGGTAATAAAGTTACCTTGCTTCAGAAGGGTTATGTTGTTACCAACAGCATCGAAGGCGCAAGTCCTGCTGCTGGCAACACCGCGTATGTTGCTCACAGTGGAAACTTGGCTGCTAGCGATTTGGCTAACGACGACGGAGATGCTGACGGCTCAACTAGAGTTGTTGGTAGATTTCTCTCTGGTGTAGACCAAGATGGCTACGCTAAAGTTTTCATCGACCTCCCAAACACTAATGTATAATTATAAAGGAGATAATTTTATGTCAACTAAAGAAATGCCATCGCCAGAATTTTTAGATCTTATTGTAAGATCTGGTAGTTCTGATAGAGCAGTAGCTATTGAGGCACAGCGCGAAATCGCTAAGGCTCTTGAAACACCTTTGAGAAAAGGCGTTCTTTTCGGAGATGTTGTTACATCTATTTACGAAGCAATGCCAATGGCCCCCGGAACTGATCCAGAATTCCCATTGGATCTTCTTGCTCCCGGAACCGAGTCGGAGCACGTTGCGTTTACCAATCCCGGTAACGGACGTATTCCTGAGCGTCACGTTGAAGGCGATTACATCAAGATCAACACCTACGGCATCACTAGCTCGATTGACTTCTTGCTAAAGTATGCTCGTGAAGCAAACTGGGGCGTCGTAGCTCGCGCTATGCAAGTCCTAGAAGCATCGTTTGTTAAGAAAATCAATGATGACGGCTGGCACACCCTTTTGGCTGCTGCCGTTGACCGTAACATTTTGGTTTACGATAGCGATGCAGCTGCTGGTCAGTTCACCAAGCGTCTTGTAAGCTTGATGAAGACCGTTATGCGTCGTAACGGTGGTGGTAACAGTGTTACCGCTCCCGGAAGCTTGACTGATATCTACGTTTCACCAGAAGCTAAAGAAGATATCCGTAACTGGGGTGTCGATCAGCTTGATGAAATCTCCCGTAGAGAAATCTACGTTTCTGGAGACGACGGAGCTTCGATTACCAGAATCTTTGGTGTCAATATCCATGACCTCTTCGAGTTTGGTGACGGTCAAGAGTACCAAGATTACTTCGTCAATGAGCTTGGCGGAACGATTGAAGGTAGCGATGTTGAACTTATCATCGGTCTTGATCAGGGTGCTAACGACAGCTTTGTTATGCCCGTCAAGAAAGAA